TGTGGTACCTCGATAAAGGCGAGACGACGACACGAACATTCACCCGAGAAGAAGCCATGGAGTTTCTGCCGGGTTACCACAGCCGTGCGATCCGCATGACTACGGCGGAAGAATTTGATCCAAACCCGAGCAAATACAACTGCAAGTGGTGTTCTTATAAAGACACACCGGAGGGCCACGACGGTCCCCAGTGTCAATGGGGCATCGCTTAACCCGAGCAATAAGCTGACGCAACTACTCCTAGGCCAGCTTTGCGCAACGCCTCCCTTCTGTAAAAAGTCGGGGGGCGTTTTTATCTAACCAACAGGAAACTGAAACATGAAGTATAAAGTTGAAAAGAACATCCCTATCCCGCCCAGAGGCCAAGTCAGAAAAGACGGCTTAAAGTTTGATTTCCTCGATAACATGGAAGTCGGCGACTCGTTCCTTGTCACAGGCAGAAACGAAATCCCTCGCGTTTTTCAAGCAATGAAAGTACGTAACATGCGCATGATTCAACGCATCGTTAAGCAGGGTAACGCCAAGACTACCGTGTGGCGCGTTTGGTACAAAGAGCCTTACAACATCAAAGAAGACCGACAGGCTCCGGGTCTTTATGCCGCGCGGTAAAAAAGCTGACTACCTGCCTAATCCCTACCATGAAGCATGGTTCAGGTCGCAGGTAGCAGAATGCGACGTCAGGTTTGAGATCAAGTCTGACCCGCCCGAAGCCGTGTTCTGGGATACCTACGTCCCCAAAAAGAGTGAGGTCAAAATCCTCACCAAACTTCCTGCAGACATCAAAAAGCAGGTACGTGACGAATGCTACGACGCAATCTACGACCGTGAGATTCGTCCAATGCTCGATCGCCAGAAAGCTAAGCGACGCGCAAAAAGAGTTGCTTCACGATCGTAACTGTATTAGCATATTGATATTAATTGATGCTAATTGTATAACTGAAACCTGCTAAATGAGACATGACACATGCAGATACCTCCGGCTTTCGACCATCAGGTCGCAACGACTAAGTTCGTCTACGATAACCCACGGGTCTTTATCACGAGTGACCCCGGCACAGGTAAAACCCGGTCAATAATTGATGCGTTTTCTGCTGTTCTTGCTACAAATCCTACCGCCCGCCTTCTGGTCTTGGCTCCACTATCTATTGTTCAGGCTTCTTGGGGCGATGACATCGAGAAGTTCGGTCCCAACCTAACGTACTCGATCGCTTACGCGCGCAACCGCGAGAAAGCATTTACCAGCCCTTCCAATATCGTCGTCACTAACCATGACGCAGCCAAATGGATGCTAAAGAATCGTTCTGCTTGTGAGCAGTTCGACATGATTTGCATCGACGAATCTACGGCATTCAAAAACGCTAGTTCGCAGCGCTCAAAGGCATTAGCAAAGGTAATAAACAACTTCGACCGCCGCGTTGCGATGTCAGGCACACCTAACTCCAACACCGTCCTCGACGTATGGCACCAGATGCTACTGGTAGACGACGGCGAACGCTTAGGCACACGGTTCTACTCGTTCCGTTCTAACGTATGCACCAGCCGCTTCAACGGTTTCGCCAACGAATGGGCCGACAAACCGGAAGCACAGGACATGGTTGGTGCTGCCATCAAAGACATCAACGTCAGGTATCAGTTGGAAGACTGTATCGACATGCCCGAGCAGTCATTCAACACCATGTACGTTGACCTGCCCCAACCTATCCGTAAGCAGTACGAAACGCTGCTGCAAGACTCTGTGTTGTACACAGGCACTGGCACCATTAATGCTGTGCACGCAGGTGCACGCGTCAAGAAGCTGCTACAGCTCTGTACAGGCGCTATCTACGACAACGATGGCAGTGTCCTCAAGATACACGGCGACCGTTACGACTTAGTCACTGACCTCGTCGAGCAACGCGACTGCTCACTGGTTGCTTTCAACTGGCGACACGAACGCGAAGAGTTAACGCGACTCGCTGACAAACGCGGTATCAAGTACGAAGTGATCGATGGCAGCACGCCTGCAGAAAAGCGGGCCGACATTGTTGCAAGGTTCCAAGCCGGTCACTTACAGGTCATATACGCGCACCCACAGTCAACCAGCCACGGACTCACGCTCACGCGCGCCACCACAATCATCTGGGCGTCGCCTACCTATAACAGTGAGCATTACGTTCAGTTCAACCGTCGTATCTATCGCGCCGGGCAAACCAAGAAGACGGAAGTCATTCGTATCGCCGCTCGTGATACATGGGAGATGGACGTCTACGACAAGCTCGGCACCAAGGTCAGCCGAATGGAAGACCTGTTATCAGTGTTATCAACAATGAATGATCTAAGGAAACCAGCATGAATGCATCAGCAGAAATTAAACCCGCCCTCAATGTAGACGACGTCATCAACGCGTTGTCCAGAATCAAGAATCAGAAGGACGATATTAATAAGCAGCTTAAAGACCTCAACGCAGAGAAAGACGCGTTAGAGAAAAAGCTGTACGAATTAATGGCGACTGCAGGTATTAGCCGCGCTAGTAATGGCGTAGCAACAGTCTCCATTGGTACGGAGGTAGTCTTCAATGCTACGGATTGGGATGCAGTTTACGCCCACGTCCAAAGCACTGGTGACTTCTCCATTATGCACCGACGCCTCAGTAATGCAGCGATACGAGAAATCGCATCTGCTGGCGGCACTGTGCCCGGTACAGAAGCAGTAGAAATGCAGAAGGTTAACTTCCGCACCCTATAACCCCTTGATTTATCTATTGATATTAGGAACACTATTATTATGAATGATTTAGCTTTAGCTATCACAGGCGCAGACCTACCTGCACACCTTAACCTCGACAGCAGCCGTGGCAACGAGTCAGTAGGCTCACAGCTCACGATCCCTCGTATCAAGCTGATCCAAAAGATGTCTAACGAAGTCGACAAGAACCACGCTGACTTTGTTAAAGGCGCTGAAGTCGGCATGTTTGTTAACACGCTGACCAAGCAGACCTACGAAGAGATGTACGTCATCAGTCTCAACTTCAAGGTCCAGTACGCTGTATGGCGCGACATCCAGAAGGGTGGCGGTTTCGGCGGCACGTTCGAAAACGAAGCTGACGCACTTGAGTCTGTTAAGAATCAAGACAACCCAGCAGAGTGGGACGTAGTCGAGAACCACTCACACCTGATCGCTGTCGTCGACGAAGAGACCGGCGAGCTGGGTCAGACGCCCGTTATCTTTGACTTCACCAAGTCTAAGTTAGCGACGTCTCGTAGCTGGAACAGCAAGCTGTCGCTGCAGTCAGGCGACCGTTTCGCTTCGCTGTGGAAGATTACATCCAAGAGTACGCAGTCACGTACAGGTCAGCAGTACGAGAACCTAGACGTGGATCTTGTTGGTTGGGCTACCGAAGACAACTACAAGGCTGCAGAAAAAATGTATGAGACCCACTCCACTATTAGGTAATGTGTTTTGAACGAGCACGGCTTTATACGGGCCGTGCATCGTCACCTCCCCGATAACCTATTTAGTTGGAAGATCCATGATAAATTCGCTGGCGGTGTCCCCGACGCAATGTACGTGGGACCCGCTGGCGTACTTTTTATCGAATACAAATACCTCAAAGACTTCCCAAAACGCCCCACAACCCCCGTAAAGATTAACGTTTCGCCCCTTCAGATAGCGTGGATGGAAGAAATGGCGAAATCGAATTCTTCAAATGTTACTTGTTTAATATGTATAGGGTGTGCTAATAATGCATTTATTGTATCTATTGATGCTTTAAATAACGCTATTAGCAGCAAAGAAGCACGAAGTATTAGCGTGCCGTTTAGCGAAATAGCCCTAACTATTAAGGAAGTAACAGGGTATGTCGAAAGCAACAGTAGTAGAAAATCTACAGAGACTATGGAGAAAGAAAAAGGACACCTTCGAATACACGCAGGTTCAAGCAGCTAAAGAGCTTGGATGGACACAAGGCGCTTTCTCCCAGTACCTCAACAACCTCACCGAGCTAAACGACGCGGCGATCATTAAGCTGGCCAACTTCTTGGACGTTGACCCCAATCAAATTGACCCAGAGTTCAATGAACGTTCTGCAATACGATGGACCGCCCTACCTAAAGCAACCACGCTCACAAGCCTCCATGCGCCCCCCAGCGGCAATAAGTTCTTTGATAATGATTTGTTAAGGAACGCACAACTTATTTACTGTGACGTCGATCTACCGCCTATAGCGGTACAGGGAGCGTATCTAGCCGTAATCCATGAGAAATACCTGACCATGCAGTCACGGATATCGAACATGGACCATGATCTTTGGGGCATATACCAAGAGTCATACGGGAAAGATGCACCATGGAGCGTGGCTCCGTACGTGGACATCCCTACAGAAGTAGATACGGCGCAGAAACGAATCGTCGTTTCTACGCTGTGGATCTAGTTACTTCTTTTTAGTACGAGGTGGGCCGTAACCACGACCCTTCCCGTGTGCTGACTTAGCCGGACTCTTTCCGTCTTTTCGTGTGCGGTCCCACGCGCCATTCTTTGGCGGCGCTTTGTTTAAGACCTTCACTATCTTGTCTCCACCGCGCTTCTTGCGCGCTCGTGCTGTCTTAGCATCAGGAGCATGAATGCCAGTATTTCTTCCTTCAAAAAAATAGAGAGGGGGACTCATGACGCTTGCGCCATGTTCATGTTGTCTTCCATCCAATCCACAACATGGTCGGTAGAAAACAAACACTTCTTACCGTTTTTTACATATGGAATTTCAAACGTGCCCCGGTAAATTTGTTGATATAACGTTCGACGTCTGGTTTTCAGCAAAAGCGCCAGTTCGTCTAAGTCCATTATCGGGCCATACTTCTCACTTAGTTGTTGCCTTAGAGTCGTCATCAAATTGTGTCCTATAGAATTTGGTGAGACGCGTTAAGTACCAGTTTGACTTTTCAAGGTCCGCCACAGCGTTTTGTTTGTAGCGATACCGCCAAAGGTATTTCAACGCATTGCCTTTTAAGTACCCGATAAATTCCTCGTCGGACATTGAGGCTTCTATGGCTTCAATACACTCCACCTTACCGTTGTTATAGTGAGGCGGCTGGTTAACCATATCTACTGCACTGTCCGTCATTTGAGCAATCCTAGCTGGTATCGGAAGTTGTATTTATATTAGTACATTGATACTGCTATGGCAATATCGTTTCGCCATGTATC